GGTGACGTTGCTGGTCTATGTGTATACACAGACTCAGTTCGTGATCCATGGTTCTCTCCTGCCGGTTTCAACCGTGGCGCTATCAAGAACGCTATCAAGTTGGCATGGAATCCTAACAAATCATACCGTGACACATTGTATGCAGCTGGTGTAAACCCAGTCGTATCATTCCCTGGCCAAGGTACAATCTTGTTTGGTGACAAGACATTGTTGGCAAAACCTTCTGCGTTTGACCGTATCAACGTTCGCCGTTTGTTCATCACATTGGAAAAATCAGTTGCACAAGCTGCTAAATACTCCATGTTCGAATTGAATGACGAATTCACAAGAGCACAATTTATTGCCTTAGTTGTTCCGTTCTTGCGTGACATTCAAGGTCGCCGTGGTATTACAGACTTCCGTGTTGTTTGCGATTCAACCAATAACACACAACAAGTTATTGATAGTAACCAATTCGTTGGTGATATCTACATTAAACCTGCTCGCTCTGTCAACTACGTACAGTTGAACTTTGTTGCGGTTGGTACTGGCGTTGACTTCACAACCATCGTTGGTGCAGCCTAATAAATAAAGATAATAGGAGAAAATAATGGCATTCAATGTAGCAGAATTTAGAGCAAACATGACAGGTGACGGCGCACGTCCTAACCTGTTCTCTATCTCTTTAATATTCCCTTCAAACGTTCCAAACGCTACAGCTGCTGGTCAGAAAATTACTTTCATGGCCAAAACAGCTCAACTACCAGGGTCCACAATCGGTTCCGTTCCTGTTTATTACTTCGGTCGTGAGATGAAGTTTCCAGGCAACAGAACATTTGCTGACTGGACACTGACAATCATCAATGATGAAGATTTCGTAATCAGAAATGCTTTAGAGTCATGGATGAACACAATGAACAGTCACTCTGGCAACGTCAGATCCGGTTCAGCAGTCAATTCAAACAGTTATTCTGTTGACGCCGAAGTTATCCAGTACGGTAAGGCTGGCCAAGAACTGAAACGTTATAAGTTTGTTGGTATGTTCCCGCTTGATTTGGCACCAATCGACCTAGATTGGGGTTCAAATGATGCGATTGAAGAATTCACCGCAACTTTTGCATATCAATTCTGGGAAACAGACACAACTTCTTGATGATATATACATGGAGGGCTTCGGCCCTCCTATGTTATTTTGATTTTATAATTAGACACACGAAATATGGCAAATACAAATAAATTCTCTCTGTTCGGTTTCACAATTTCTCGTGATGAGAAAGAAGTTGAATCATCCGTACAACAATCGTTTGCTCCACCGACTACTGACGATGGCGCATTAACTATTACATCTGCTGCTTATTACGGCACATATGTTGACCTAGACGGTACCGCAAAGAACGAGGTTGAACTAATCTCTCGTTACCGTGAAATGGCAATGCAACCAGAAATTGAATCTGCAATAGATGACATAGTTAATGAAGCTATTGTTCAAGATGATGATGGTAAAATTACCCAAATCATTCTTGACGATTTAAAACAAAACGATAAAATCAAAAAGGCAATCAAAGAAGAATTTAATACAGTTCTCCGTCTTTTGAATTATCAAAACATGGCTCAAGATATTTTCCGCCGTTACTATGTTGACGGTAGAATGTACTATCACATTATTATTGACCGTGAAAACCCACAAGAGGGTATCAAAGAACTTCGTTATATCGACCCACGTAGATTGCGTAAAGTCCGTGAAATCAAAAAGATGAAGGACGAACGTACTGGTGCCGATATTATGAAACCGGTCAATGAGTATTACATCTACAACGACAAGGTCGTTTCAGGTTCTGCATCGAACTTCGGACCAGTCGGTGTACGAATCACCACGGATTCCATCATTTCGGTGGTTTCTGGTCTAATGGACTCACGTAGAGCAGTCGTTCTTAGTTATCTACATAAAGCAATTAAGCCTCTAAATCAACTTCGTATGATTGAGGATGCCACGGTTATTTACCGTATTTCGAGAGCTCCTGAACGCCGCATTTTCTACATTGACGTAGGCAACTTACCTAAGTTGAAAGCGGAACAATATCTACGTGATATTATGGTCAAGTACAAGAACAAATTGGTATACGATGCCAATACAGGTGAAGTACGTGACGACCGTAAATTTATGTCCATGATGGAAGACTTCTGGTTACCTCGCCGTGAAGGCGGTAAAGGTACAGAGATTACTACATTGCCTGGTGGCCAAAACCTAGGCGAATTGGAAGACGTTAAGTACTTCCAAAAGAAACTATATGGCGCATTAAGTGTACCTGTATCCCGTTTGGAACCAAACCAAGGTTTCTCATTGGGTCGCACATCAGAAATTACACGTGACGAATTGAAGTTCTCAAAGTTTGTGGACCGTCTACGTAGCAAATTCTCAGAAGTATTTGACCAAGCTCTTCGTGTTCAGTGTGTACTGAAAGGTATTTGTACTGATGAAGAATGGAACTTGTTCAAAGAAAACATCCATTACGACTTCATTAAAGATAACAACTTCTCTGAATTAAAAGAAGCCGAACTTATCAACCAAAGATTGTCTTTGCTTGGTGCAGTTGACCCATACACAGGTCGTTACTTCTCACAGAAGTGGATTCAACAAAACGTATTGCGTTTGTCCGATGATGAAATCGAAGAAATGCAAAAACAAATTGATGCCGAAAAAGAAGAAGGTCTTGGTTTGCCAGTTGGTGTTATGAATGACGTAGCACAACAACAGATGGTTGGCCAGATTCAGACCGACCAAATGGCACAACAACAAGCAATGATGCCACCTGAACCTGCGGCTTCTAGTGGTTCAAGTGGTGGAAGTTCGTCAAGTGGTTCATCAAAACCAAAGTCGAAACCCACACCAAAAGGTGATTTAAGTTTGGAAAGTACCGAGAGTACATTCAGTAAATTGAAACGAATGATATAATTAGGAGAAAACTATGACAGATACAACAAGAACAATTGTGGATTATGCAGAACAAGATAACGCAAAAGAAATGCGTGACGCTCTTTATGCTGCAATCCAGGACAGAGTAATGTCACATATTGAGTCACACAAACAAGTGGTTGCACAAAGTATGATGAGAAGTCCTGAAACCACAGCAGTTGACGAACCTGTTTAACTCCTCACAGTGGCATAAATATAAGTTAAACTAACAGGAATTACAAATGAGTTCATTCACATATCAGGTAATTAAAGATACCACAGAACATGCAGTCATTAAATTGACCGGCAGTTTTACAGATAGTACACAAGAAAACAACCCTGTGCGTATTACAGCCAACACATTGTCTGGCGCACTTGATAGTTCTAAAGCGAACTTGTTGTCTTCATCCGCCAATACAGGTGCATTGTCATATTACGGTGTAAACATCAACCGTGTATGGTATGATTGTTCCGCAAACGGTGACGTTCAACTTTTCTGGAATGCAGCAACACCAAAACCAATCTTCTTCTTCAACGGCAACGGTGAGTATGATGGTATGGGTAACTGGACAACTATTCCAAACAACGCAAAAGACACCAGTGGTTGCGCCGGTGACATTGGTGTTGTTACACGTGGTATGTCTAGTGGTGACAGTTACACAATCATCGTTGAACTACGTAAAGAGAATGAATACTACCAACGTGGTCAATTCAATGATCCAGCTGCGTTCAATTACGGTTCGTACGGCACTCGTCCTTAAGGATTAAAATGAAACTTATCAGAGAACTCAACGAGTCAGTAAATTATCTGACAGAAGAAAAAGACGGCAAGAAGACCCTTTATATTGAGGGTCCTTTCCTTGTTGCTGAAGCTGTCAACAAGAACAAACGCATGTATAAAGAAGAAGTCATGCGTGAAGAAGTTGCTCGTTACAACGAAGAACTCGTAACAAAAAATCGTGCCTTTGGTGAACTGGGACATCCAGACACCCCATCTATTAATCTTGACCGTGTGTCTCACCTTATCGTGGGTCTACGTCAAGAAGGTAATGCTTGGATAGGCAAAGCAAAAATTCTCGACACACCAATGGGTAACATTGCAAGAAGTCTTATCGAAGGTGGAGCACAACTAGGTGTTTCTTCCCGTGGTATGGGTTCTTTAAAAATGGTCAATGGTATCAACGTTGTTCAGAATGACTTTCATCTAGCCACAGCGGCAGATATTGTAGCAGACCCTTCTGCGCCTGGAGCATTTGTTCAAGGCATCATGGAAGGCAAAGAGTGGATGTTGGTTAACGGTATTTGGACCGAACAACACTTTGAAGAAGCCAAACAAGAAATTGTTAGAGCGACACCAAAGCAGATTGAAGAAGTAAGCTTACGCATCTTCTCCAACTTCCTTAAAAAACTTTAATTATAAATATCCAATATAAAATCAAGGAGATTCTCAAAATGGGAAAATTTAATCTAGCTGAAGCCGCTAAAGCAATCTTGACAGAAGGTTCAAAGGAAACTTTTGAAGCATCTGTGAAGGCTGGTCATAAAGACGGTCCATCTAAGTTGCCAACATCGGTTGTTACCGGTCAAAAAGACGTTGGTGAAGTTGCAGGCGTTGTTGATAAAAAAGACGATGAAGCTGGCGACTACACAAAAGGTACACCAAGTGCGACACCTCCAGGTGCAACACCTCCAGTAGGTTCAGAACCAGCACAAAAGTTGTCTGGTCAACCTGCACAAACTCAAGGTTCAGAACAAGCAGTTGTTCAAGCAGACGCTACAGACTACGCTGCTATCCGTGACCGTATCAAAGCAAAATTGGCACCACAACAAATGACTGCTAATCCAGGCGCTACATTCCAATCTTATGCAGAAGAAACTGAAACAGTTGCAGAAGAAAAAGAAGAAGGTCACGAAGACGAATCACAAGACAAAGCTCTCATCAAGAAAATGATGAAGAAGCAAAAGATGAAAGAAGACATGGACGCAGACGTTGGTGCTCTGTTGTCTGGTGAAAACCTTTCAGAAGAATTCAAAACTAAAGCTACTACAATCTTTGAAGCTGCTGTTATCGCTCGTTCACAATCTATCGTGGAAGAAGTTGAAGAAGCATTGTACGAAGAATTTGAAGTTGCAGTCGAATCTATCAAAGAAGATTTGGCACAAAAGTTGGATAGTTACCTAGACTATATGGCTGAAGAATGGTTCAAAGAAAACCAATTGGCTATCGAATCTGGTCTACGTGCCGAAATCGTTGAAGATTTCATCGGCGGACTACACAACTTGTTTAAAGAACACTACATCGAAATTCCAGCTGACAAAGTTGACGTTGTTGAAGAATTGACTACTAAAGTTGAAGAACTTGAATCTCAAATCAACGAACAAATCAAGTCTTCCATGTCAATGAAGAATGAATTGAACGAACACAAAAAGAATGAGGCTATACATGCAGTATGTGAGGGCCTAACGCAGACTCAAGTAGAAAAATTGAAGACACTCGCAGAGAATGTTGAATTTACTACCGAAGAAGAATTTGCACAGAAACTGGACACTTTGGTTGAATCATACTTCCAAAACACAACAGTTAAAGTTGCCGATGCATCTGCTTTGAACGAAGAAGTGCAAATTGAAGAAGACGCAAAGCCTGCAGCCAGCGTTGATCCAATCATCGCACAATACGCACAAACTATCTCAAAAACTTTGGTTAAATAAATAAAATTTACCAATAATAGAAACTCACAAGGAGAAATCAATGTTTCTAACTGAAGAACTACAAAAGAAATGGCAACCTGTTCTGGAACACCCAGAATTGGATAACATCAAGGATCCATACAAGAAGGCAGTTACTGCTTTGGTGTTGGAAAACCAACAACAAGCTATGTCGCAAGATGCTCAAGCATTGAACGAAACAACTTACTCTGCAACACCTGCTAACGCAACTGGTGGCGGCATTCAAAACTACGACCCAATCTTGATTAGTTTGGTTCGCCGTGCATTGCCTAACCTGATTGCTTATGACGTTGCTGGCGTTCAGCCAATGACAGGCCCAACAGGCTTGATTTTCGCAATGCGTGCTAAGTACAATGCTCAAGGTACTGCCGGTTCTACCGACAGCAACGAAGCATTCTTCGGCGAAGCAAACACATTGTTCTCTGGTGCTGGTTCCTCTGCAAACCCATACGGTTTCCGTGGTAACAACGCTACTGACATTGTTACAAACACTGGTGCAGACCAAACAGCTAACGCTTTCACTACTGGTATTGGCATGCCAACATCACGTGCTGAAGGTTTGGGTGCAGACACTTCAACAGGTATGTTCAACCAAATGGCTTTCTCTATCGAGAAGGTTACAGTTACTGCTCAAAGCCGTGCTTTGAAGGCAGAATACTCACTTGAATTGGCTCAAGACTTGAAGGCAATCCATGGTTTGGATGCTGAAACAGAATTGTCTAACATTCTGTCAACAGAAATCTTGGCTGAAATCAACCGTGAAGTTATCCGTACTATCTACACTTGCGCTGTTGCTGGTGCTCAATACGGTACAACAACTGCTGGTGCTTTCGACTTGGACACAGACTCTAACGGTCGTTGGTCAGTTGAACGTTTCAAAGGCTTGATTTTCCAAATCGAACGTGATGCTAACGTTATCGCTAAGCAAACTCGTCGTGGAAAAGGTAACGTTCTGATTGTTTCTTCAGACGTTGCTTCTGCTATGGCTATGGCTGGTGTGTTGCAATACACTCCTGCATTGTCTGCTGACTTGCAAGTTGACGACACTGGTAACACCTTCGCTGGTATGTTGCACGGTCGTATCAAGGTTTACATCGACCCATACTTCGGTGGTTACACATCGAACCAAGAATTGGTGACTGTTGGTTATAAGGGTACTTCTCCTTATGACGCTGGTTTGTTCTACTGCCCATACGTTCCATTGCAAATGGTTCGTGCAGTTGACCAACACACATTCCAACCTAAGATTGGTTTCAAGACACGTTATGGCATGGTTGCAAACCCATTTGCAACTGGTGCGTCAGTTGGCAACGGTGCATTGAATGCTCGTTCTAACGTGTACTACCGTATTTTCCAAGTTAAGAACTTGATGTAATTTCGGTTTAAACTAAGTCACCGTAGAGTGACAGTTTTAAAGACCACCTTCGGGTGGTCTTTTTTTTGGCTCCTAAATATCCACAAGGAGATAACATGACTGCAATTACTAGAAGTCC